TAACTAAACTCATTTGTACCCCAGCAAGAGGAGGAATAAGGTATGCCCCATCAGGCCAGATAATTTGATTAGTAACAGCACCAATAGTAGTAAGTTCTCCATATCCTCCGAAAGGTTCTGCCCCAAGAACCTCCCCTCTAGAAACAGCAGTTTCATAGGAGGAACTAATTAGGGCACCTTCAGCAGTAGTTCTAATTTCTTCTACAATTGTTCTGTCCGTGTTTCGTTTACCTGTAATAAGGACATTACTCATTAGATCCCTCCGGGATTATAAATCTCAAGTCCAAGACGTTTGAACAATTGATGTGGATCTTCTACATTACCACTTGAATCAAAACCAGCATGAACAAGTCCATTAGCAATTAGATCATTGGCATCAGTTTGAGTAGTAGTAAAAGGTTTACCTTGAGAAGCTGCTCCTTGTGCTGCTGCATTGTAAAGTGCAATAGCATTAGTAATAGCAGTATTAAACTCATCCCTAAGAAACCCACTTGATACATAATGAGTGGGTAATCCAGTAGATCCAATAGGACGTAAACCAGTTACATACATCCCTTCACCAGCAGCAGATAATTCACTACCAACAGTACGAGCTTTTGTAACAATAGCAGCAGGAATAATAATAGTTCTTAACATATCAGCCATCTTAATAAGCATACGTTCTAGAGTTAGAAAAAGATTCTCCACTGGCAATCTGTGCTGCATCGCTGAGTGCGCCACGGACGACAAGGCTGTACAGGTGGCCGTTGAACGGGAACGAGGTGCCTGCACGCATACCGATGTACATTGCGTAATTTCCAAAGTTTCCAGCTCCCACACTTGCCGCGCCACCATAAATAGGAGATACGAATTGCGCCCCGTTTATCCTGAAATTTGCCTCTGCAAGTTCAGTTGCAACATTCGCACCGGCTATGTCCATAACGCTGCTTATAACCGCAGAGTAAGGAGCCGTCCTAAGATCGGCAGCACCTGCCCGAATATCTGCCGTTCCTGTGTCTCCTCGCAACATTGCGTCGGGCCTGCCATTTCCTACAATGTCTGAAAAGATGGCGAACGACCCATTGTTCGTCGCAGCAGTTGCAGACAGTTCCACTAAAACATAAGCACTTCCTGATGCCAACTGCCTGAATCCAGCGAACACGCTCATCTTGTCCGTAGCACTGAAATCAATGCTCGGCGTGACCATGAAATCGTCCACCCCGTCGAATCGCAGGTAGTGCAGGTCATTCACCCCCGCTTCGGTGGTGTCATAGATGGTAGTGGTTTTCTGGTAGGTGGTGGCGGTGGAGCCGAGTTCTATTTGAGCGCCCCAGCAATACACCGACTCACCTGAAAGGAATTTGCTATTTCCACCGATCTGGATGTTGTGAGTTCCAGTCACGCCAGCTATAAATGTCGTTGAAAATCTAGTCCATGTTCCGTCTACGGTTATATCCGTATTGACGTTTGTTTCGTCAACAGGCGTACCAACCATGTCATAGATTTTCAGTCGATTCGTCTGCGATGATGCGTCAACAGTTTTAAGGTAGACAGAAAACGAATAGGTATTCCCTATAGTAAGACTTGCAGCCTGATAGAAATACCCATCACCTGACGATGTAATCTGATCTGCTGTAAGCGTTCCGTCTGGTGCCGCTGTTGCATTTGCTGATACAGAACAACTCACTTTAGTCCAGGCAGCGTTGCTGAAATCCTCAGAATACGTCAGCAGGTTCCGCTTACCCGTAGCCGGATGCCGTGCAAGGATAGGACGCGCAGTGCTGGTGGCTTGGGTGGCGTGGTAGCCGGGGAGTTCTTTTACCGTTATGCTGTTTACAGTTACGCTTCCAGCCGATCCGGGTCGGATGTTAAGCTGCGTGGCAACAGTGTAGAAATAATACGTCGCGCTCACTCCGCTTGTAAGCGTGCTTCCTATTTGTGGTGAGCCGCTGGCTCCGTTGTACAGGATCAGGTTGGAAGATGTAAACGTGGCGTTGATCGTTATTTTGTACCATCGGCCAACCGTCAAAACCGCTTTATAGACGTTTGCTACTGCATCTGCCGTATAAGAAGTGTTGCTCGTGACGGTTACAATGCCGCCAGATGTCGTAAACGTGTGGAAGTCAATCGGATCAACTATCTCGCTGCCAAGCGCCAGCCCCTTGCTCTTGTCAAGCATCAGCCCCACCGTATCGCCAGCAGGGTTGAAGCTGGTGATCGGTTGCGTGCCTGCGTTGTCCTTGAACAGCGTGGTGAAGTCAGTAGGATCAAATATTACCCCCTTTTCACCACTACTAAAAAACAGAGACCGAATAATAGATCCTAGTCCCTTTGTTTGTCTAAATGGGATTCCAGTCCCTGTTCCAATTAACATGGTATCTTACCAATCAACAGCAATAATATTAGTACAAGTAGTATTAGTAGCCATAATACGCCCATCTATTAATTCAATAGGAAGGAACGAACCTTGAACTACTCCAACAAAAGTAACGGCTGTATCAGAACTACCCCTAGCAACTGCAATATTACCATTACTACCAGCATAGATAGCTTTACATTTTAACGTGGTTGTATCACTGGGAGTAACAGCAACAAAATTCTTAGCAGACGAAAAAACCTTCATACCCATTTTAAATCTCCAGAGTTCGGCCTAAAACGGCCTTAGTTAGATAGACCTTTATTGCATCTATCGGCGCATATTCGGCAACGAATTGCCTTTGCGCGACAACAAAAAAAAAGAGACAGAATCCAAGGGTTAACGGAAACTGTCTCTTAAGACAAACTAATTATTACTTATTATAAGGTCTCTCCGGGGCCAGTAACGTAGTACTCAACCTTGACAACCCATGAACCTGCAGTGCCACCAGAACCAGCAGTTTCGATGTACTTAGCATAGATGTGTTCATCCTTTGTAAGGGGAGTCATCATAGCCGAACCAACAGCGGCAGCACCAGCAGGATGATAACCTTCACCAGTAGCACCAAATACATCAAAACCAGCAATCAACTCAGTAGCAGTTGTGGTTGTACCCACGTTAAGCGTAGCTGCTGACAAAGTACCACCAGAGGCAGTAACACTACCAATGATGTAAAGACCTTCGATCACAGCGTACTTAGGCAGAACCATGATCTCACGAGCAGTAGTATCAGCAAAAGTAACTGTAGCGAATTTCTCTTGACAGGAACGTGGCTTCGGATAACTTAAAGTAATAGCCATATATATTCTCCTTTACGCCCCCTTTCGGGGGCTATTGTTTAATTAGACACCAACCGAACCGTAGAAACAACGGGGGTCAGACCAACCAAAGGAGTAACGAGCTGTAGCCTTATACTTCGCGTTCTCAGTATCGAAATCGTTATCCATCTCGAACTGATCACCACGACGTTCAAAGTACTTCAGACCATCCGGCACATCAGTAACAATCGACCATTGATCCGGGTCATTTAGGTAGTGGTTAACCGTGAACTCAGGAATCACGCTCATTGTTTTAATGGCGTTCAGATCATTGTTATCAGTACCCACACGGCCATCCGAACCAAGGATACGCTTCGCTTCAAACATGTTAGCCGGAGCGATAATCAGCTTCTTGGGTTTAGCAGCAATCAGCAGGCCACGATCATCACGGAAAGCCGCAATGTCAATGTAGGCTTGCTCAAGGGCCGCTTCCGAAAGGTCAGCAGCAGTAGTAGGTTGGTTGCTCCATGTACCACCAGCCACGTTCGGATGAGAGGCACTCAGAAGAGTAACACCATCACCACCAGTGTAGCCAGAAGTAGCAGCACGGTTAAAGACGTTAGCAGCAACGATCTCTTTGGTTTGCTTCATCGAGCGAGCCAGAGCATTCGCCTTCCGCTTACCAACTTGATCATACTGGTCATCCTCGTAGATCTCACGAGTGATAATGAAGCCCAGAGCGTACACGACATGGTTGTAACGAGTCGTGAAGCCTTGACGTTCGGTATCATACGAGATCGGACCGCCTTCAGTCTTAACACCAGCCAGACCAAAAGAACTCAGACCCACATCCTCTTCATACGCCTTCGAGGATTTGTTAACTTCAAAACCAAGAGATTTCCACTCTTCGGGATAGTCATTGTATGCTTTGCCATAGATAGCATTGATGCCGGGCCACAGCAGTTTGGCAAACGAACTAGAGGTAATTACGCCACTCATTTATTATTCTCCTAATTAAACCGCAGCAGTACCAGTGGTACCCTTGTATGCGTGAGTGTTGAAAGTGACGAGCACTTTGACGTTCGTATCAGACGACACCGGGCGAGCATAAGTAGCACCCGACACATACTGATCACGCTGGGGAACACCCATCAGTTTAAACGGATCGGTAGCAGCATCAGTGTTAGTAATAACCTTCATATTTGACGCACCAGTGGTGGTGTTATAGCTAGTCGGAACCAGTTCAAGGTTAGTGTTAACATCAGCTTGGACATACGTAGCAATCTCTGTTTCGCAGATCAGATCCGGCGAATCAGCAACCATAACATACGATCCAGCAGCAGCGGCTTGCGGAGTATCAAGCGAGATCGAACCAGTGGTCATAGTACCAAGGATCGGGTCTCGTTTAGTATTCACAATACCAACCACAACACCACACGGAATTGCAGCAGCAGTACTAATAGTACAAGTGGGGATACCAGAAGCATGGCCGGTACCATCAAGAGTAACCACATCACCGGGAACCAGCGACGTTGCACCAACGACTTGGTACATATTGGCTTGGCCGTTGTAAGGAGCACCAGTCAGGTGCTTTACAGGCTTAAAGCCGGGTTTCGACATAAAAGCAGTCATTTACTACCTCCATCTAAAAAGTTAAATTTCATTCCTACATGGAGGCTCAATTGTTTATTATTCGCCAATTTTGAGTTTTCCATAGAAGCCAGCATCCTTGGCCTCACGTTTCATCTGGGCTTCAAGTTCATCGTTACGAGCATTCTTAGCCTTCTGGTCTTCATCGAACCATTCTTGCTTTTGACGCATAACATAAGCTTGGACGCCTTGACCAACAGAGACTTTAACAGGACTGCCTTCTTGAGTAGGGTTAGCAATACGCTTATCACCAACAGTAACACCTTTGTCAGTGACAATTTCGTAGCCCATCTCTTGGAGAGATTGGACTCGATCTTCGATATCGTTCACAATACGATATACATAACCGGGTTCTTGTCCCCGCACGTTCAGTTTGTTACGAACCCCATTAATGGGGGAACGTCGCGTTCTCGTAGTTTCTTTAGCAGCCATATTAAGCACCTCTCATGCGTTTGACTTCTTTGATGTATTCTTCTTTGGTCATAACACCATTACGAATGAATGTATTCATGACCTTAGCCTCCTCTTCTGTAAGAGTAAACGAATCTCTTGATCCGCCTTGTCTAGAACCCCCACCAGCCTCTACACCGCTAGGGCGGGTACGATTTTGGTTAGTGAATTTCTCTGCGTATGCCTTCTTGATTTTAGTTGTAACATACTCAAGAACTTCAACAGGGGTCTTGTTTGGATTGTTACGTGCGTATGCTTCGCCAAAGGCATCTGCATCAGCTCGCATTTCAGAATCCCGTTCATACCATTTATTCTCGGATACCCAAGATGCGAAATCCGGGTGTAATTCTTCGCCAACATTAACTGCTTCTTGTGCTGCTTGAGCCTTTTGGGTCTCACGCACTTCAGCAATGCGATCATCAATTTCAATGATCTTGTCAACATCACCTTTTTCATACGCCACTTTTTTCTGTGACTTAAGAAAATCAACTGCTCGTTTAAACTCAGATTCCTTGACCTTAGTGTGATGCTCTTTGAGCATATTAATGGTCTTATCGGCATCTTTAAGTTTTTTACCTAGAGCCTCAATTCGATCAATGAGTTCTCCCTTGGCAACAAAGGTCTCTGCAGAAACCCATTTGGAAGGATCACCATCAAACTCTTCTTTAGGACGCCAGCCTTGTTCACGGGCACGATCCTCAATAGAGTTTACAGGTTCATCACCACCAACTGCCTCATTTGTAACAGGAGTAGTCTCACCTTCGATTGTAATACCAGTATTACCAACAACTTGATTCTCTTCAGCCATCTTAGGCATCCTCTTTAATAATTGCGACGATATCCTCGTCATTGAGCAGGAC